CCATTAAGTCAGCCCATCGTGCAAAGTTAGGAACTATACCCGACTGCAATCGGCTAGCAAACTCTTGAACTCCAACTACAGCAGTCTCGTCAAAGATTTTGTCATCCCTACGCTGACCTGCTTCTTCATAATAGAATGATTCTCGTTGAGGCAGCGCGTATTCATAACACTCCTCAAAAAGAGAAACCCAGTTCTCACGAAAAGCTTTAGCTTTGTTGTACTTTTCGATGTACTGCTTTGCAATTGGATCATCAGCCATTAGCTAAACCTACCTAAGAATCCTTGACCACCTGTTCTCATAAGTGATCTGCGACCTGCGCCACCACGCATACCGCCTCGACGCTCAGTGCTTGACTCAATCGCTTCGGTTACATCTTCACGTTTTTTTACGGCTCTAGCTTGAATTTCTTCTTGCTTCGCTGTGTCTGCTTCAACACGCTCTTCGGCTGCTGCTTTATTCTCTTCTTCGGTTGGGCCACCACCACCAAAACACATAATAAGCTCCTTTATTTTTTACATTCGTAACCATAGAACAGGATAAATCACAATGCACAAACTACATTCTTGCCCAAAACCCCTGCTTTTTGGGACGTGATTGCTTAGAAAAGACATCGAAGCTACGTCTTGCAACAGATACCTTTGCAGGTTTTTGTGTATTCATAAGCGCCCGACCCTCACCTGCGCCTAAGAAAAGGTACTGCGCAGCATCGTGAACGTGGCTAAACATATTCTTGTCTGGCTTATCTGCGTATCTTTCGCCAGAGACCTCCATGCGTTTGTACGCATAGCCGCCCTCAAAGCCTTTGATTAGCTGTGGGCATCTGCGATCAATTAATAAAGCAGGTTTACCTTCGACCATCTTAGTCAATTGGGAGGAGACAGACTCAAGCCGAAGGTCAACGGAGTTGGAAGGCGCAGGGAACGCCCTCAAACCTGCTCCGCGCAAGATGTGAAAGGGAGTAGATTCATCAGTCTGTGCGCGAAAATCACCTGCGGGGTCTCCATAGATTATTACCTCTGACGCTGCCGCAAATCTTATAGCTAGCTCATTTCTAAGAACTTCGGCAAAACGAACGATGCCCATGTCTACTGCCACAATTTCGGATTGAATAAACCATCGCCCTCGAACCTTTTGTCCAAGCACTGCCGCAGGGGTCAAGCCAAAGTCTACGCCAACATAAACTGGAGAATTTGCCGCTACTGGTATTTCTTCTTTTGCTATGTGTACTTCTGCTGCAAACATCGGATAAACAGGCTTTCCATCTTGAATGTGCCCCAAACGATTCATCACATACACATCTATCCATGATTTAGTCTTACCCCTTATCAAATTGGAATAATAACTCTTGAGCATGTTCTTGGTGTTTTCAGCCTTGGGATTTGGCTCGTAGTCTTCTATCTCGCCCTCTTCACCCTTCTTCTCAACCATGCCGCAGGGTTGGGTATAGAAAGACCAGTTGTCTGGCTTAACCAACATCTTAGCTTGCTCACGCGGTATATGATCTGGCACTGGAACTTCACCTGCCATAATCGGCCACCAGTGATCTTCTTCGGGCGCGTTGGTATCGGCAATGACACCAGTCCAAGTAGGGCCGCCATCACGCATAGAAGGGAAGCGACCGACACGCATAGTGCAAGCGTCAATAATGCTCTTGGCAATTTCTCTAGCTTCATTAATCCAAACGCCAGTCAGTTCTAAGGATAGCAATTTCTTGACATCTTCGGGGCGGTCTAAAGCTAAGAAGATAACCTCAAGATCAATGTCGCCCTTCTTGATGCGATGCGTATATGGCACTGACCAAGTGAACTTGCCCCAGTCTGATTCTGGAAACCAGTCAAGCCATGTCTTGATGGTGGTAGTTCTAAGTTGAGGATTGGTATTACGAATGATTGCCCATCGGCTTTTGCGGATTCCATCTGGCCCTTTGCCCTGTTGGATTGCGCGGCGAAACACTTCTACACAGCAGCCAACGGACTTGCCAGAGCCGACTGGCCCTCTTACGCCACGAAAGAATGTATCGTCCTTCATAAATACCTTGAGGACTTCTCCATCTGGCTTGTACTTGAAGTCTATCATCTAAGCCCTTTGTTCACTCCAAAGCGGATCATGTTCTCAACCACCTCTGGGGCAATGCTCTCAATCAGTTTATCGCACTCATGGTCTGTGACAAAGTGATGCCCATGCTTTGCAATGACGCTTGATAGATGAACCTTACGAACAATGCCGCGAAGCAAGTCACGGTCTTGTTGAGTAATTGTAGAAGTAAAGCTCACTTCTTTTTCTTTTTCTTTTTAGGCGCAGCTTTCGATTCATCAATGTCAGGCGTAGAAGGGTTGTCAGCCTTGTACGATCCCTTGGCTGTTCTTGCCTTCACTGGCTCTGGCCCTTCAACTAAACGCTTGGCATCAGCCATGCGCGTCTTGCCAGTGTAATGAACCCCTGCAATTGTATGGGTTTCGCCAGTCCATAAGTCTTCAGTATGTGCAATGTAAAAAGCCATTAGTCTCTTCCCCCTATAGTATATTTGCCCTCCATGTTCCACTTCCGCTCAATCTTTTTGGCTTGGCTAAGAAGGGATTTGTACTTCGGGTCTTTGCTGCGAATGTAAGACGCAACGTCCATCATTATATTATGATAACGGCGCAGCCATTTTCTGCCCTGCGCCTCTTCATCCGTAACCTTGGATGGTATGTCAAAAGCCTTCATTTGATTGAGAAGGCTATCGTACTTTCTTTCAGACGGAGATGTCTTCTGCTCTGGCATCAGTAATTACTTCTCAAAGCTGTCAGCAATGAAGAACGCTGTCCGCCGCCAACTGGCTTCGGCACATCCCCTAACTTCAAATTGCTTCGCTCTTTCTTGCTCATGCGTAGAGAAGGCAACGCTTCAGGGTCTTTCTTTATCTCTTCATAATATTGTTCGGCTGTCTTCTTAGCGCCGCCACCAACACACATGATCTATTCCTTTTTCTTCCTTAAGTATCCACCACTCTTGAGCGCAGCCTTGGCGACAGTCATGTCAGCCCTATCCGGCTGCTTCTCTGGGGTGCGGTCAAATCTACTCATGTCAGAACCTTATGCAGATAAAAATATTTTTTACAATGCACAAATTAGCCCACATTCGTGGGCAAGCTCTGAAGGGAAATAATGTGAGTGAGAGACTATTACAGTAACAGGTCATGCTGTTTTTCCCTCCCCCCCCCATGACGGAACGATCAATGAACAGTTTTATCCTAGGTCGATTGAGACACGTATGTCCCCTGCAACCTGCACTTGGCTGCGATCAATCGGTTTATACCCTGCACGGTCTAGTAAATCCTTCGATGCCTCTAGCTGGACATACTCAGATTTAGCCCCAGAAGCTAGGGTACGGAGTTGTCTTGCAGCGATAGTAGCTGATAATCCAAACTCCTCATTTATCCTTTCCATCATGTACTGCTGCACATGAGGCAACTTCATAGTCTTGGTTGCTGTTACTCTTCCAGACTCGCCAACTGCATAACCTGCTATGGGAGCAGCATCCTTAATGGAGCAGCCATTTGCTACAATGGTGTCTACCAAAGCCAACTGTTTTGCAGTCAACTTTCTAATTTTGGGAACGTTCATTGATTCATCCTTCTCTTTCCCCCCTCTCCCTCTCTCCCCCCATTTAGCACGTTGACTGCAAGGTCTGTCAATACGTGACGTAGCGTCACCTTGCCAAGTTACGTGGCGTTACAACCTTATATAACTTGCCAAGATGGTTGACAGACATCACGCCCCATATCGGCATCTCCACGATGCAAGCCACAGACAAATGGCTGTATGGTACATCCTAACTACAGTCAACTACGGTACGTTAGCAAGTTTGACCAACGTTTGTTTGGCAGTCTCAATCTAGGCATTGCCTCTCACCGTTGATCAGAGTTGCTTGCGGCCATCCCTCTGCGACCCCTGTTTCCAAAACCATGTCGGCAAAAAGTTCGCAACACCTATATCGCACTGTGGCCTTGTGGCGTTGGGTTGATCTTGTCTTCTTAGCTTTGAGCTAGGCTTAGACACGGTGGCAGAGATATAGATATTGCGAACTTCAAGCAGCCCAAGGGGGCTGTTTGCAGTCATGGTTATTGGGGGGTACGCAGAGGGCTGTCCTCTGCACAACTCAGAAAAACGGAGATCGTTATGACACTAGATAAAGACATAAACAAAGCGTTGGTCAAACTCGCTAACTTAATTGTTGAAAACTACAAAGTAAGTGTAGGTGATGACCCAACAGACTTTTTTGTACAAGACATGGCTAAGAGCATCGTGAAGATGCCAATATGGGGGGCACAAAGCAAACGTAAATACATCGACAAACTGTTTGCTGATATGGAAACCCATACGACTTATGATAGCGAGGGTCGTGATAATCCAACGCGCTATAATCAGGAGTATTACAAAGCTAAAAGCCGTTACGAAAGTTTAGCTCCAAGGCTTGAGCAGGAAGCTCAATCCTATGACCTTTTAGCTGAAGCTTACAAGACTTGGTTTCACGATTACACAGGTCAGGAGTTCTCACTGGACTATACCTACACACCGAACCGTAAAAGGTCAAAGTCCGAACAGAACGCAATGGCGGCAATTGAAGCTCGCCGCGCTCAACAAGCCAAGCTAGCTGCGGAATAGTAGCTAGCGGAGGGAGGCTTCGGTCTCCCTCTTACAACATAGGAGATCAGCATGAGGCAAGCTCTCGCAGACACCATCGGGGCTGCTGCTCTGGTGGTCATAGCTACAGCGCCGAGCGTTGTGGTTTTGATAGCTGACTATTGTTTCTAAACTTGTGGAGGGTGTGGAAGGTGTGGAGGGTTTTGATGGGTAAGTAAAAGACGATTTACTTACCAAACCAAAAGCGTCCGAGTAATTAGTATACTGATCTTAAGCTAAAGAACAGTATACAATCAGAAGTAAAGTGTCCGGTTATTTATATAAGGGGACAAAGTGACGTAACGTAACAATAGATTATTAATTATTAACACTGCATACTAGCAGTTGTTAACCCACTGTCCAGAAAGGAGAACATCATGGACAACAAAGCTAGGCTGTATTCAGCGGTCAACAACATGAAGATTGTTAAAAGTTTTGCAACTGATCGGCAGAATTATCTCAACTTGCTTGAGTATTATTCAGCAACTATCGAAGTGATCTTTGATGAAACAGCTTACAAACCAGAGGCTGTCGCTAGAGTCAGGGTGCTGACACGATCCTTTGAAGATGAAGATTTAAATTACAAATCTTTTTATCTCAATAAGCATACCTTTGAAGATGATGTGCTAGAAATTGATGACCACATCAAGTCATTGCCCAATCTGAAGTCAGCAAAACA